GCAGTATTGTCAAAAGGCAGTATAGGTATTGGTAGTGTTGGTATTTTAGGTTATTCGTTTGGTGGTCCAATCGGTTCTTTAGCGTCATTAGGAATTATGTACGGATTCAGCAGACTTTTATCTAAACCTTACGGGCAAAAACTTATACAACAAGCTAATTTAGAAACAGCAACAGGTAGAGAAGCAGCGACTAGAGTAAGAGACGAATTATCAAAAGAATTAAGACTTGCTGACAAAACTAATAGAATTAGAGAAAGAGCATTACAAATAGCAAATCCTGAAGCATTTAGAAAGTATTTAGAATTATTAAGACAATCAGGAGTCGAATATGGTGGAGCAGTTATAGGAACACTACCTGACTCATCAAGAGAGGAGTTTTATAGATGATGGGAATACCAATGGAGCTATTAAGCATGTTAGCTTCGACTGTTCTTGGCGGCATTATGTCAATAGTTGCACAAAAAGGACAAGCACAAGCAGAAAGAGAAAAAATGTTAATGCAACGAGCAGAGTTTGCAGCTAAACAAACAGACAAGGCTAGGCAAGTAACAGACCCACATACCAAACACACAAGGCGTTGGATAGCCCTGATGTGTGTATTCTCAATTATAGTAGTACCAATTGTTGCACCTATATTTACTGACGTAAACATTGCATATCAGATAATGACAGAAGCAGATTCGGGGTGGTGGATATTTGGAGAGACTTATGAGACATCATATTTTGAGTCAGGCAACACAATTTATATAACTAATCTACAATCACATACAATATTTTCTATTATTGGATTGTATTTTGGTGGTTCACTAACAAGGAAATAAAATGGTAGCTAAAAAATATCAATCTAAGACAGGTGGGCTAAATGAGGCTGGTAGAAAATTTTTTAAAAGAACACAAGGCTCTAATTTAAAAAGACCTGTAACAGGAAAAGTAAAAGCCGGTTCAAAAGCAGCTAAAAGACGTGCAAGTTTTTGTGCAAGAATGTCAGGAGTTAAAGGTCCTATGAAAGACAGCAAAGGTAGACCAACAAGAAAAGCATTAGCATTGAGAAAATGGAAATGTCGAAGTTAAAAGGTGCATTATTTGTACTTACAATCCTTATTATTTTATTAAGTATTGAATCATCAGTATCTGATGTTACTTCATCAGGTGCTACAACAAATACACAATCTAATAATGCTGGGTCAAACACGGCAATAACCGGAGGCTACGAGAGCAGCACAACGTATCAATCAGGTAGTAGCTCAAATACTACTACAAATAATGAAACAAATAATAGTACGAATCAAAAAACTGCTGTTGCACCATCAAATGCACCTGCAATGTCTGTTTATGGACAAGGTTCATGTGTTATTCCATTGAGTTTAGGCATGACAACTATTGGGTTTGCTTTTTCTGCAGGTAATTATTATGCAGATGAAGAGTGCGAAAGACGAAAAAAAGCAGAACTTTTAAACAAATTAGGCATGAAAGTAGCCAGTATTAGTCTTATGTGTCAAGACGAAAATGTATGGCAAAGTATGATGGACGCAGGAACTCCTTGTCCAATAGATGGACTTATTGGTGTCCAAGCAAAAGCAAGATGGATAGAAATAGGTGGCTTTCAAAAATTAAATGTTAACAAATGGAATAATAAACCTATTCCATCAGGAATGATTAATGAAAATACTAATATTAATAAGTAGTTTATTGTTAGTAAGTTGTGCAACACACAGAGTCACATTAGGCGAAATGACAATTTACGGAAGTAACGAACAAGAAATACCAGCACCTGAAAGAAAATGAAATATTTAATTTTACTTATACCTGTTATAACTTTTGCAGATATTAACACAACAGGTAATTTAATTACTAATGGTACATTCGATGATGGCACTACAGGGTGGACATTGTCGGGTGATGCACAACGAATTGGAGATTGTTGTCCGGGTGGACATGACCTAGAGTTTGGAGATAGTGGCAATATTGAGCAATCATTCTTACTCCACAGTAACACCATAACGCAACCGATGCTTAATAATGGCATTACTCTAAACTCTAGCGTTCAAGTACAAAATGGCGAATGTGGGGTAGCAGGATGTTGGGGTGGCTCTGGACCAGCAGATAGTTTTAGTATTAGACTACAGATAAGAGATGAAAGTAACGAAGTGTTAGCTACTACAACACAGGAGAGATACAATGTTACGAACATTAATGGAGAGTATTTTACAGACAGTATTACGTATACAGGGACTGGCAGCAATATTGGAAATATTAATATTAGTGGTACCGATAGTAATAGTCCTGCTAATCTTGGTGGTGCTAACGTGGATAATATATCTGTAACAATGACGTACGATGATACTGTTCTTACAGCTACACAAACAGCAATATTAAATACAGCATTTGAAGAAATAGAAGAAGTATTAACTACGATAGAGCCAGAAGAATTATTTATATATGAAGAATTTATTGTAGAGGAAATCATACCTTTTGAAGAACCTCAGATAGCGACAGAGATGTTTAGTGAGGTTTACATAAAAGAGGTAGAGATAGAAGAAATAAACACAGGTATTGTAAATGTATTTCGACTAGCTCCACCTGAAGAAATTATAGAAATAAGCAGTTTACCTGCTATAGAAACATTTGAAGAAATACCGATGGAGGTAAGTTATGGTAATCAAGAGACCATCGAAGAAATCGCAACAGAAATCCAAATTGAAGAAGAAGTTATTGAAGTCAGAGAAAACTCAAACATCGAAACAACCGAAAGTTTTGAAAACACAGGAGAAGAATTGGTCGGACACCATGAATCTCAAGGCACAGGAAATGAGGAAGGAACATCTCAAACAACAGGAGGAGGAGTGGAACAAGAGCCTACTGAACAGGCTATTGAAGAAAACGAAACAAGTCCTGAACCTGCTGAAACAGAAACTACAGTCGCTTCTGCACAGGAACTAAATGAACCTAGAGGGGTTACTGAGGAAAATGAGATTAACGGAGAGGGAGAAACAGGAGCAGGTAGAGATAGAGATGATGGAACTGAAACTGCTACTGGAGCAGAGGAAAATCTCGAAAGCAGAAATCAAGAGGTGGAAGAAAGCAGGAATAGAAGAGTTTCTCCAAGAAGTAATCAAGTTATTTCAGTAGAAGATATAGCAAAAAAAGTAAACGAAACAATAAAAAAAGTAGACCAAAGACTAATAGCAACTCAATTAATTGTTGCAAAAATTATGTCTAATGATGCTACAATTAGTACATATAATTCTATAAATAATGATATTTTTCAAAATCAACCTTTTATAGATGGAGGTGCTTATAATGAAACAAGAAGATATTTTGATGATAGAAATATATATGCTCAAAATCAAAATGTTTATAATGACGTCATGGATAATCGTCAAGAACAAATTGAACAAGCTAGTGATGAAGTTATAAGAACAGAAGAACATTTAAGGAGAATACGTGGATATTAAAACTATAGCTGGTATTGTAGGTTTAGTCATAACCATTGGTGGATTGTTTGTGTTTCAAGGACAACTTATTCAGAGGGTAGATGTATTAGAAGCCAAATCAGCACCAAACATTAAACCTTTAGAGCAAGATATAGCTATTAATAAAGCAGAAATAGCTGTTATCAAAGCTAAAATAGAAGAAATAAAAGCAAGAAACTCTAATCCATTAGGACAATAAACTTATGCCAAAGAAACCTGACTTAGAAAAAGAAACTAAATTTATAAATTATTTCTGTGAGGGAACTACGCAGGGTAATGCAACACAATCAGCAATAAAAGCTGGTTACAATAAAGAAACAAATCCAGCACAAATGGGTGCTTATTTGCGAAAAAAATTGTCTACAGAAATTAGAAAGAAAAATGAAGAAATTGATAGAATTAAGTTAATAAAATCAGACAATTTAACACCTAGAAGAAGATTACAATACTTAGAAAAATGGGACCAAGATATTTTTAAAGAATTAGTAGGTTTAATAGGATATCTTATTATAGGTGTCTGTTTTGGAATTTATTGTATTTATAATTTTTTTGTTCTTCAATTAAAATAAATTATATTATTAATATATAATGAGCGATAGCGTTTTAGCACAAATAAGAAAAGGTAATTTAGACGAATTGGATGAATATTACCAAAAA